TCAAGCAAGTTCATGGGATACCTCCAGGGCGGCGCAGGCGTGAGCGTAGTGGACCTTGCGGTCTTGGAGTCCGGTGAGGCCGCCGTTGATGCGCCGGGTGATGGTGGCGATGTCGCGGGCATCGGCTGGTCGATTGAGGCCGTGGCTGTGCCAAAACCATCCGGCCGAACGGGCGGCGGGACCGGGCTGCTCCAGCAGTTCGGGCTGGCCGATCAGGTCGAGGCCGAGGGCGGCGCCGCAGGCGGCATAGTTGCTGCGGCCAGTGACCTGGATCAGGCCACGCCCGCGATAGCGCCAGCCGTCACCGCAGGCCTCGTCGCCATTGCCCATGCGGTTGGCATAAGCCCGGGCGGCGATGCGTTCCGGCTGGCGGGCATAGGCGGTGGCCTGGGTCGCATCGAAGTGGCGGGGAAAGACCCGCAGCAGCGCCTCGGCGGAGTAGTTAAGATTCTCGACCACGGTGCGCAACTGCCCGCTCTCATGGGCGATCTGGGCGAGGAAAGCGGCCAATCGCAGCGGCGTGTCGATGCCCCATTCGGCGCAAGCTTCGGCCAGCGGGGTGGCAAATTTGGCAATATCGGTGGGCCGCGCCGCCGGCAGGGCGGCACGCAGGATGTCTGCGGACAGCATGGGAACCTCAGTTAACGTGGACGCGGGAATCTTCGGCGACGGCGGTGATCTCCACCTGCTCGGCACGGGGACGGATAGCCAGGACGCGGGCGGACTGCGCCCAGGCTTGGCCGGGGCCGAAGGAGAAGTACGTCCGCTCCTCCGAACCGCCGACATAGGGGGTGACGGTCAGGGGATCGAGGACGCGGACCAGGGTGGGATCACCGGGCACCGCCTCGACACGGTACGGCCCGGCCAGCCCACCGTCGCGGCGGCGCAGCGCCAGGTAATGGGTGGCTCCCTCGGTCCATTCCACCGGTTCTGACAACGCCAGCACGTCGCCCTGGTGGCCGATCACCTCGCCGCCCTGGCCCCAGCGGGGCATGTCGTGGGTAATGGCAACCAGATCGCCGTAGGTGGGGATCATGCCCTCCAGCTCGGTGCGGAAGGTGACCAGGCGGCGGCGGTAGCGGTTGTTGGCGGCGATATAGAGACCTTCCCGCTGGGCATGGTCCTTGGCGGTGCAGCCGAACAGATTGACCTTGGCCGGGTTGTCGCCCTGACTGTCGGCCAGCTTTGCCGTGGTCTCGTCGGGCTTCCAGGTGCGGGACGAGAAGTACTCCACCGTCACCGCGTCGGCGGTGTCGTCGCCCGGCATGACGTATTTGATCTTGAACGAGCCCTTGACGATGTTGCGCGGCCCGAACATGGCCACCGGCATGGTCTGGGGCGCGTCGCGGATGATGCGGACGATGCCACCCTGCTGGATGGGCACGGCGCGACCGCAGCGGGCGATGCGGGTCAACGCCTCCCACACCGTCATGCTGGAATCGAACACCGCGTCGAAGCTGTCGCCGCGGACGGTCCAAACGGCCTCCAAGGCCAGCAGAGCCTTCAGGTCGATGCGGGCATCGGCCAGCTTGGCGCCATAGTCCGCCTTGCAGGCATCAGCGAAGGCCCAGGCGATGGAACGTGTGGCCACAGGCTGCGACCAGCCGTCTGCTTCCGACCACACCGGCAGCTTGCGGGTGGCGATGACATTGATCATGCGGCTGGAGCGTTGCGACAAATTGTCGGTGGCACGCATCTTGACCGCCAGCAAGGTGACGGCGCCGAAATCGGGCTGGCCGGTCAAATAGGCACGCAGAGCGCCCCAGCGGATTTCATGTCCGGCGCGTTCGGCGGTGTCCTTGGTGTCCAGTCGGCGCAGGCGGACCTCATAGCGGCCCGGACTGACCGAGTAGCGGAAGGACAGGCGGATGGCGGTATTGCTGGCGGCGGAGTGGGATTCGGTCGCCAGCACCGACCAGCCGGCAATGGCCTCGCCGTCCGCATCGATGGCGCGCGCCTCCACCTGCCACTGGATGGAACGGCTATCGAGGCTGCCGCCGTCATTGGCGTAATAGAGGCCGCGCGGCATCACCACGTCGATGCCCAGCGCCCCGGCCGTGGTATCGACCGGATTGGCGGTGAACGGGCCGATGAAGCCATCGTCGCCGGAGGGCACCAGATTGGGCGCCACCAGCTCCTGGCCGGCGATCTCGGCGGCGGTGACCACGTCCGGCTCGAACAGCGTCACCGGGGAACCGGGCGGGACGATCTCGGTCTGGACCTCATCGAAGGACGAGATGGGGGTGTCCTCGATGCGGATCTGCTCGACCGCGTAGTCGCCCTGGCCGATGACATGGAGTTGGTAGAGGAACTGCTCACCGTTCACGTAGTCCTGGTACGGCTCGGAGGCCAGATCGGGATAGATCAGGTGGCGCCCATAGATCACCGGGATTGGCTGGCCCAATCGGCCCTGGTTGCCCTGAGCCTGGAGCGAATAGGTCGGGCTGGGGGCCGGAGCGCTGCCGCTGCCGCCCCAGTTGAGCGAAGGCATGGAGGGTTTGGGCGCCGGAATCACGGTGTTGATCAGCACCGAGCCGACCATGGCGATGCCGGCGGTGGCCATTGCGGCGGCGGTGCCGGTGGCGGTGTAGCCCATGGCCACCGCCGCCATGGGGCCAAGATAGATGGCGGCCACCATTACCGCGATGGTCAGCACGATCCGCATGGGGTTCTTGCCGCCCCCGCCCCCGCCGCCCCCGCCGCCCTGGGGCCACCGAATGACGGTGACGACCTCGCCGTCGCCGATGGCACGGACGGCATAGATGCCGACCGGCACCGTCATGCCGCCGATCAGGATTTCCGGTCCATCGGGCCAGCAATCCTCGGCAATTCCGCAATCCAGCAACAGGCCGCCCAGCGTGATCCCGGCTTCCACCGCATGCACCGAGCGGCTGGCCACCGGCTCGAACGGATTGGTGACGATGACGATGGAGGCGGTCATGGCGAAAACCGATAGAAGCCCTCGATCGCCCAGCCGTTGAGGCTGAGCGCGTCCGAACGCTGGAACACCACGCCCGCGTCTTGGGCGCAGTGCAGCACGCCGCCACCATCCACATCGAGCCAGACTCCCACATGGACGGGATGGCGGGATCGGCGCAGCAGGACGCAATCGCCTTCCGCAGGCGGTTCAGCCTTCGCCCAGCGTTGCCGCTCGGGGTGGTCGCGGAAGGTCCGGCCCATGACCAGCATGTCTTCGGGATTGCCGATCTCGGGCAGGATGCGGTCGAAATGGCGGGCCTGCACCATGCGGACGAATTCCCAGCAATTGAACGAGTCCGGCCCACTGCCGTGGACGGACCACGGCAGGCCGATCAAGGCGATTGCCCAGTGCATGATGACCTCGAAAGGAATGGAGGTTTGGAGGCGAGCCTCCGAGCGGGTGCGGGCGGCAGCCCGCTACGTCATCACCGCGCCAGTCCGGGAAAGCGTTGGGCGGTATAGGTAATGGAGGGGAAGGACTTGTTGCCGGCATCCAGCATGCGGGCGCGCCCGGTGACCCTCATGGTGTCGGCTTCGACATCGGTCAGGGTCATGGTGATGGGCGGGTCCATATGGGGACCGTCGAGATCGGTGGAGAGATAGGGCCGCCAGGTGATCTCGATCACCTGCTGGCTGACGGCGGCTCCCTCAAGGGCGTCGGTGATATCGCTGCCGACATTGTCGAGGGTGACGGTGATTTCCGGCACCGGAGCGGTATCCACCGGCGGCGGCGAGAACTCGAAGGCCAGTGCGGCGAAGGTCACCTGCTTGCCGCCGTCGCGGGGCGCACCGGCCTCCAACCGGGCGGTGAGATCGGCATGGTCGCGGACCACCCGGATCGGTTCGGTGAAACTGGGGTGCCAGATTTCCAGCGTATCCAGGATCACCGTGTCGGACGGGGCGGAGGCGAAGGCTTCTCTCAGCGCCTGGCTGAGAGAAGGATCAGGCATCGGCGTCTTTGGCCGATGCGGTGCAGGTGGGGACCGGGAAAGGACAGAAGGTCCGGGCCTCCAGCAACTTGCGCATTTCGTGGACAATCTCGGAAAGCCCCTCGACCGCCGAGCGCAGGGCCTCGGTCTGACGGGCCTGTTCCTCCACCACATGGGCGAAGGCTTCCACGGGAATGCCGGTGGTTTCCTGCCCTGCCTTCTTTCGCGACCAGGCCCAGGCGAGGATCGCCACCACGATCACCACGGCGATGATGGCGGCGATCTGAACGACGGGGGCGGCGCTGCCCCAGGCGCCGACATACTGGGTGGCGACACCGGCCCAGATTTCGGGGGACGGAGCATCAGACATTGGCGGCCTCCGGTTTGGGAAACGCGGCTTTGACTTCGTCGCTCCAGGTGATCAACGCGGCGGTGTCGGCGGGCAGATCAAGACCGGAAGCCTGAGCGGCTTTCAGCCCTTTGATGATGGCATCCAACTGGTCGCCGAGCGAACGTTCGGCGAAGGCGGCAGCGCGGGAGCGTCGGACACAAATTTCCTCCCAGCGAACCCGATAGGTCTGGTCCCACAGGGCTTCCAGCATTTCCAGGGACGGCTTGTCGATGTCTTCGGCTCGCCAGTCCAGGCCATCGTAATTGTCGTCTTCACCCACCACCTGCCACGCGGCCGTGGGGTATTCCTGGGTGAGGATGAAGGGAATGCACATCGGGGCCATGGCGCAGCTCCTTACGGCTCGATCTCGTAGATGACGATGCTGGTGGCCGACTGCTCCTGGTGCCCGTCGGGCCACAGGCGCGAATCGTCGGAATTGGTGGGGTTGGTGATGTTGCCGCGCGAGGCGCCGCTGTTGTCGTAGGAGTAGATGCCCCAGTCCCAAGACAGGTTGCCGGTGGTCGCCCCCAGCCCCTCAGTCGGGCTGAATACGATGACGCCGACCAAGCCGGTGGCGCCCGCCGGACCCGGCCCATGCTGATTGATGGTGTGCTTGCGGAATCCGCTGATCGCGAAGTACGGCGAGGCCGTTCCGTTGCCGCTATCGCTGTGCTGAGGTGCGTTGAAATGGACGATCAGCAGGCTGGTGGCCGAGATTCGATTGATCGTGCCACTCCAGATGGCGCTGCGGGACAGAGAGCCCGTGCTGCGGCGCGCCCGGTCGATGAAGGTGGTGGCCTTGAGGAACTTCGATCCGGCCGCCCACAGCAGTGAGCTGCCCGCCCCCACCGTCAGCACCTGCCCGAGGGTGCCCACGGGAACACGCGCGGCCCCGGTGCCGTTGTGGACCAGCAGGTCGCCCTTGGTGGTCAGCACGCCGACGGCGTTGCCCATGGTCTGGACCACCCTGGCGACCTCGGTATCGCCGGTGGCGATGACACGGGCGTTCTGTTCGGCGCCCGTGGTCAGCACTCGGGCATTCTGCATTTCGGAGGTGGCGTTGATGAACCCCACCACCGAGGTGACGCCAACGGCCTCGGTGGCCTTGGCGAGATAGACGAGATCCTCCGCCGTCGCGCTGGCCGAGGCAGCCTCGGCCCGGTTGATGATGGCATCGGCAGCTTCACGAAGAGTGGCCATGGATGTACTCCCTCACCAGATCCCGAGGATCCGTTGCTTAAAAAAGACCTTGCGCGGGTTCGCCACGCCCTCGACCAGCGAGGCGGCGGCATGGGCGGACAGGGCGCTGTCCGCAGCGGCAAAGGCGCTGGCGGCAGCCTCGGTGGCCTTGGCATCGGCCAGCGTCGCGGAGAGGCCCGCCTGGTTGGCCGAGCCTTCGGCCTGACCGGCTGCCGTCTCGGCCCTCGTCGCCGAGGCGTCGGCGTCATTGGCTCGGGTATCGGCTGCCGCCGCCTTGGACGCGGCGATCGAGGCCTGTTCCACCGATCGGGTCGCGCTCTCGGCCGCTGCGGAAGCCTGGGCAGTGGCGCTGTTGGACGACGCCAACGCCGAGGCAGCACTCCCCTGGGCGGCGGTCTCGCTGGCGCTTGCTCCCTGTTCCGCCGCCTGGGCTGCAGCCAAAACCGCCGTCAGGTCGCCGGCTTGCTGGTTGATCAGGGCTTCGGCGTCGGCGACCGCCTTGGCGACGGTCTTCACCGGTCCTGCCTCGGTCTCCACCAAGGAGGTGGCATCGCCGTGGACGATGGCGTGCAGGGTGGCGCTATCCGCCGCCACCTTGGCGACGGCGGCATTCAGATCGGATTGCAAAGTCATAGCGCTTACCAGGGACTCACACCGGGCAGGCCGGCATGGAGGGTGAGATGCAGGGCGTCTATGGCGGCAAGCAGGCCGCTCAAATCCTCGGACAAGAGGATGTCGAGCGCGCCCTCATCGAGGAGGGGTGGCTTGCGCACCTCCAGCACCGAGGTAACGATCCAGGTGCCGCCCCGGCCAGGCACTGCTCGGTACGGATTGCCGCTCTGGCCGGGAAAGCGGGCCTCGTGACCGGCGATGCCGATCCCGCTCAGCAGGTCGACCGCGAACCATTCGGCGCCATCGGCTAATTTCAGGCGGAACCATGCCTCGAAGGTGGCGAACTCGATCTGCGACATCCGCCACCGCACCGGGATGCGGGTGGGCGTGCCGGTGAAGCGGCGCCGCTGCCGGGCCGGTCCCGCCTCCATGTCGGTGCGGGCAGTGGCGGATTCCGGTTCCAGGGCATAGCCGTCATAGGTCGGCAACGGCAGCCGGGCGGGCCAGGAGACGAGCGTGGTCATTCTCATGCGTCCTTGTCCATGGTGGACGGCATTGCCATGTCTGGGCTACACTGTGGCTCAAGAGCAGGAGGTGCCCACCATGAACACTGTTGTCCGTGCCCGCATCGACGAGCACCTGAAGGACGAGGCCGCCGTCGTGCTGTCGTCGATCGGCCTGACCGTGTCCGACGCCTTCCGCATGATGATGGTGCGGATCGCCACCGAGAAGCGGCTGCCGTTCGAACCGCTGGTTCCCAATGCCGAAACCATCGCCGCGATGGAGGCCGCCCGGCGCGGTGACGTGGTCCGGGTCGGCGGCGTCAGGGACATGATGGCGGACCTGAATGCGGACGATTAACCGCACCGGCCAGTTCAAGCGGGACTACAAGCGGGAAAAGAAGGGTCGGCATCGGGAAACCCTCAATGCCGACCTTGTCGAGGTGGTTTCGAAGCTGGTGGCCGACGAGCCCCTGGAGGAGCGGCATCACGACCACGCCCTGACCGGGAACTGGAAGGATCATCGCGACTGCCACATCAAGCCCGATCTGGTGCTGATCTACCGCAAGGCCGATGACGAGAACCTCGATTTGGTGCGCTTGGGCTCCCACAGCGAACTCGGGCTGTAGTGCTCACCGATAGCTTCCCGCCACCGGGTTGAGGCCATAACGCTGTTCCAGCATCGGGGCCATGCCCTCGCCCCGGGCGAGGCGGCGGCTCATGCAGCCTTCGATCTCCTCGACGAAGATGTCGATCTGCACCCCGCCGTCCGCGCCCTGCGACCACTGGGCCTTGGCCTCGGTGCCGCCTGCATTGTTGTGGACGGTGACCTGCACGTTGGTTGCCGCCGCCGGACGGGACAGCGCGGCGCCCAGCAGGCGGTCGGCATTGTCCATCTGCCGGGGCGTGAACACTCCCTCGCCAACCTTGGCGATGATGGGGCGTTCGCCCGCCACCAGGCCGCCACCGTGATATTTGGGCGCCCCGGCGAAGACAGCGGGGTTGTACGAGCGGGTCTGAAGCCGGTCGAGGCCGATCAGGCCGCCGGTATGGGCGATGGCGAAGGCGCCGGTGTCGGGCACAGGGACCGAGCCACCGCTGCTTCCGGCCGAGGCGGTACCGGAGAAGAAGCTGCCGATGCCGGCGATCAGGCCGCCAAACAGCCCGCCGCTGGCCCCGCCGAACAAGGGCGCCACCACCGCCATGCGCCAGGCGGCGCGCAGGGCCTCCTCGGCCAGGCTGTTGAACAGATCCTGCCCGGCCAGCTTGCCGGTCATGGCCCATTTGACGAAGGCGTCCTCGCTGGCCCGCAAGGCCCCCGACATGGCCCGCTCTGCTGAAGCTGCGGCATTGGCCGCCTCGTCGGCATAGGCCCGCACCGCCCGGATGGCGCCATCCTGCCAGTCGCGGCTGGCGGCCAGCTTGTCCTGCTCCAATTCCCGATAACGGCGGGTGTAGGCCTCTTCCGACAAGGAGCCGCTGGCCCGCTGTTCGTTGAGCTTGGCCAGTTCCTCGGCAAACCGCTGCGTGGCGTCATAGGCCAGAGTGGTCTGGCGGGCCTCGTCCTTGACCGCTTCAGCGTATTGGCGGGACCGCGCCGCTCGGTACTCCTCGACCTTGGGATCGTCCTCGGCCAGCTTGTGGCTGCGGGCGAATTTGGCGACGTCATTGTCGATGGTGACGGTGCGAACGCGGTTGCGATCACTGCTGCGCACCGCCTCGGCCAACCGAACCTGGGCATCGATCTCGCGTTCCAGATCGGCGACGGCACGGGCCGCTTCGCTGTTGGCGCGTGATTTCTGCACCTGGGCGTAGGAGGCTGCCAGTTCGCCATTGGCATCGGCCAACCCCTTGGAGGCCTGTTCGGCTAGCCAGTTGGTGCGTTCCGCCAGGATGGTGTCGGCCACCGATCCCTTGGCGGAATCGGCGAGACGGTCATTGGCGGCGGCTTCCTGCCCCATGGTGCGGATCAGGCCGTTGGTCTGTTCCAGCAGCTTGGCGGCGTCGATCCGGCGCAGCGCCCGGTCGTATTCGGCCACCGCCGCGCCGTTATTCTTGAAGGTGAACTCCAGCACCTTGGCGGATCGCGCCGCGTCGATCTGGGCCTGTCCGCCGGTGCGGGCGGCTTCGGCCAGACGCTCCTGGCCACGGGCCTGGAGGTTTAAGCCCAGCACCTCGGCCTGGGCCTGGGCGGACATCTCGCCATTGCCCTTGGCCTCGGCCTCGCGGGCCAGAAGATCCTTGATCTCCTGTTCCTTGGGTTTGGTGCGATAGACGCCGCCTTGCTGGAACAGCTCCTTCTCGATCTGGCGAAAGCCCTTGGCGGCCTCGTACTGGGCCTTGGTGCGGGAGAACTCCGCGTTGCCGGCGGCACGGGCCGCATTGAGCCTCTCCTGCCATTCCACCTCGAATTTGAGGTCGGTCAGCTTTTCCAGATAGCTGGGTTCGCGCTGCTCGGCCCGGATCCGGTCGCGCTCCATCTTGGCATGGGCTTCCATGCCCGCCCGCTTGCGGGTGATCTCGTCGAGATCGTCGGAAATCACCTGGCGCTCGGCCAGCAGACGGCGCAGTTCCTCGTTTTCCTGCTGAACCGCCTGCACCACCACCGAATGGGTGCCGGCCGGCAGAGGCTTGTCGAGAGCCTGTTCGCCACCGAGGGCAGCGATGCGCTTGTCCAGAGCGGCCAGGCGGGTCTTGAGGGAATTGTCCCCCGGCGTCAGCGATTCCAGCGCCGCCGATCCGGCATTGGCGCCACCCGACAGGATGCCGCGCAGCCACGGGGCATTGGTGAATCCCTGCCAAGCATTGGCCATGCGGGTGAAGGCCCGCTCGGCGGTGTCGGCACTCTCCAGGGCCGCGGCATCAAAGCCCTTCAGAGCCTTGATCAAGGTGTCGCGGAAGAAATCCGCCGTGACCTTGCCCTGGGTCACCATCTGCCGGAAGCCGCCCGAGGGCAGCCCGGCGGCACGATCCAGGGCCTGTAGCAGGCCCGGCATCGGCTCGACGATCTGGTTCAGCTCCTCGGCGCGCAGCGTGCCCGACGACAGCCCCTGGGCCAGCCCGAACAGCGACTGCTCCAACTGCTCGGACGAGGCCCCCAGCGCAATGGCGGTGGACTGGAACCCCTCCAGCAGCGCCCGGCTTTCCCCGGTGGTGATGATCCCGGCCTTCTGCAGCGCCGCCAGCCGGGAATAGGCCCCGACCACCGTTTCCAGGGCGGTGCCGGTCTTCTGGGCCTGGGCATAGAGATAGCTGGTGGTTTCGGTGAGCGCCGCCGCGCCGACCAACCCCTTGAGGCGAGCCTCCAGGCTTTCCACCTTGATGGTGGACTCCACCATGGCCTTGCCGAAGAAGCCGATGGCCGCGCCCGCCGCCAGCCCGGCCGGTCCCAGCGCCATCATCACCGAACCGATGGGGCCGAGGCGTGACGCAAACCCCGCCATGCCGCCCTGGATATCCTGGCTGGCGGCGTTCATGGCCAGCAGCGACTTCGAGGCGGGCTGCGCCGCCGCCTCGATGCGCAGCAGGGCCTTCTGTCCGTCCTCGCCCAGTTGCAGCAGGGCACGGCGCACGGTTTCGCCGTCCTGCAGGGACAGGCGGATGGAGACGGATTTGGTGGCCACCGGGGGCGTTCCTTCGCTGCGCGAGCGGGCTGCCGCCCACGCCCGCCCGGAAGCACAGCTTCCGGACCTTCAGGTTTTCTGTAATTCAGGGTGGGTCCGGGAGGTCCGCGGACCTCCCGGCGGGAGCGCGAGGCGCGCAGCCTCGCTATTGCTCTGACACCGACTTCGCCGCCCCCGTCACCATGCCGCGCTCGGCGAAGGGCAGCAGGCGGGCCAGCAGGGGCTGGTCGTAACCCAATGCTTGGGCCTGGAGCAGCAGGGCGGGAAGGTCGAGACCGGTGATGCCGCCACGAGGACCGATGCGGATGGCGCCGATGGCCCCGGTCAGGAGTTCCCAGGCTTGCCAGCCGGATTCAGTCAGGGGGGCGTTGCGGTCGTAGGGACAATTGCAGTTTCCCCCGCAGCCTCGGCAGTAGTCAGGCCCGCCGCCGAAGTGCCATTCGGCGCGGGCCTGGAGACGTTTCCCTCGGCGATGACCGCTTCGTGGGTTTCGGTGTATTGGACGACGAAGGACTCGGCCATGCGGGGAAGCTGCATCAGTTCGGCGATGGCAGTGTCGGTAACCTCCGCCGGTTGATCAGCCTCATCCAGCACGCCCTCCCATTTGGTGGTAGCCGAGCGGGCCAAACCTTGGGCGAACAACATCTGCGACAGACCGGCCAGGGCATCCTCGTCGGACAGATCCGGCAGGCCGGTGATGTCGGCCCCGGCGGCTTTGAGATCGGCATACTCGGTGGCGATGGCACGAGCCATACGCCAGCCGCGCGACCGGGCGGCCTCGTAAACCGCCGTGGTCAGCGGGCGCACGAACACCCGCACTCCATGGGGCAGATCGAGCCAGTAGGGTTCCTTGGGGATAGACAGGCGGATCATGATCAATACCCCGCCACGTCGTTGACCAGGGTGACGCGCAGCAGGTAGCCGGCCACCGGGTCGCGGGCGGCCCGCCAATCGTAGCTGGCCTGGATGCCGCCGGGGCCTTTGATCTCTTGCTTCTTTTTCGGCAGGAAGACGCGGGGCAGATGGAAGGTCAGCGCGAAGGCCGAGCCGGGGATGGTGAAGCCGTATTCCATCGCCACCGGGCTTTCGGCGGCAATGGCCGAGGTCAGCGTGGTGTCGGTGCCGAAGCGAATGTCCACCGAGCCTTCTGCGGTGGCTTCGGTCTCGTCGACGCCGTCGATCAGGCCGTCGGCGCGGATGGTTTCGACCCGCTCCAGATTATTGGAAAAGCTGAGCTTGCCGCCGACCACGTTGGCGAGCTGGCCGCCGCCGACCCGGATGGTGCCGCTGCCCTGGCTGAACCGCTTCAGGGCGAAGGTCGCCGGGGTGACGTCAATGGTGGCGGCCGCTTCGGTCTCGCCCTGGGCGATCACCCCGATGCTGGCATTGGCGGCACCGGAGCGGGCCATGTCGAAGGACACTTTGTCCAGCTTGGCGCCGCCATGGCGGAAGAACTTCGGCACCGCCAGCTGGGCGTGGCCGATCTCGATGGCGAGGCTGGGTAGCGTGCCGCCCGAGGTGAAGACATGGTCGAAACTACCATCACCGTTATCGGCGGTGGCGGGTGCGCCGAACAGACCCTTCAGCCAGAAGCCGAGCGCCCGCACATCGAGCGGTACGCCGATATCGCCCTCGTCCTTGATCGCCTCATAGAACGGATCCTGGGCGTCACGGCCCTGGCCCAGCAGTGGGTCGTAGCCCAAGGGGCGCTCGGCCCCCAGGCTGGATTCCTTGAAAGACAGCCGGGTGTAGCCGTCGGCGGGAAGCACGCCGTAGCTCGCCTCGAAGGCAGCCAGCAGCGCGCAATCGGCGCCGTAAGCGCGCGTCTTGCCCATGATCGGAGTCCTTGATGGATTGGAAATCAGCCCAGCGGGTCGTCACTGGCGTAGTGGATGGTGACCGGCACCGTGGCACCGCGTAAGGATGCGGCGCCGTCGATGGCGAGGCCGGAGGTTTTGGGGGCGCCCCAGTCCAGTCCTTCGGCCAGACCACCGAGGGAACGGTCGGCGGCCAGAGCATTCCCCACCGCCATCAACAGGGCGTCCAATGCCGCACTGTCGTCGTCCTGACCGCGCTGGAGGATGACCTCGATCTCGGTCTGGTGTTCCCACAGGTAGGTGACGGGCGACAACACCACCTCGGGGTCACCGGGATCGCCGTCGCGTAGGATGATCAGACCACCTGCCGGGACCGTTTCCGGCAATGGCGCTTCCCGCTTGGCCGTAGCACCGGGAACGGTTTCCAACCGTGCCAGCAAGGCGGTGAGGATCTGTTCGCGGATGGAGGGCATGGGCGGGTATCCGAGATGGATGCGGAGAATATGGGCTGTTTCTCCGCATGTTCTGCGGAGAATGCTCGCCCTTGCAATTTGGCAATTTGCACGTACATACTGGGCATATCGCCAAGGAGCGCAGCCATGCCCACACCAACCGCTATCATTGATGTCGTCGGAGGTCCCTCAGTCGTCGGGGCTGCTATTCACAGTCAATTCGATCTGATCCGTGCCGTTCGGGCCGGACTGCCGGTCAGTGCTGTGCATGCATTGATGCAGTCGGGGCGGCTGTCCCGTGCGGAAACCGATCGTGTCGTATTGCCGCGCAAGACGCTGGCCCATCGGGAGCGTATCGGCACCCTGACCACGGATCAATCCGACCGGCTGATGCGGGTCGCCCGCGTCATGGCGATCGCCGAGGAGGTCTTCGGCACTCAGGACAAGGCTCATCGCTGGCTGCGACGGTCCACCACCGCACTG